GTACCGTCACCGTTAATAAGTGCATCATCTTCAGCATTGAACATACCCACTGCAATAGCATTGGTTACGTCTTCGAGTATCTTCTGTCCTGCTTCCTCTTGAATCTCAAAAGTCCACGGAACTATTAAAGCCCACTTCTTAGGATTCAATGTAATAGAGCTAAACGCACGCTTACTAGAGGATATCGCACCGCCTTCAGCAACCGCATTAGCCTTTAGGGAACCGCTTGAACCGTTAACCTTAATTGGATTACCGTTGCTAGTAAATACATCCGAAGCTCTTCGAGCTACACCGTATTGACCTAGTTTAGCGTCAATCTGATCACGTACCAAAGTAGGCAATAGAAAGGCACCGTCAGCATCAACAAGCGTAGAATAATAGTCACCCGCTGCCCTTGCTTCTGCCTTGATCTTATCACCGTATTGACCACCTAAAGCAAGTCGTTTCTGTGATTCTGCAATGACTTCACGATTGCCCTGAAGCATACCACCGAATAGACGCAAAGAGTTCTTTACAACCTCTTCTTTTACGCCAAAATCTCTAGTATCATCAGCCTCAATGTCGGTCTTAAAGTCAGGCTTCTCTTTACGTGCTTCCATCAAAGGCTTCATAGCCTCTAATACGCCACGTGTTACATTATCTTGCATTTCTGCAAATCGCTCATCAATAGTCTTTTCAGAGCGCTCTTCTTTTTCTTCACTCATAGTTTTCCTAATTTTTTAAGAATTGTGTTAGTTGTTTGTTCGATTGTTCTTTGTGTTAGCTTATCCCAGTCTACGGATTCAGACGCAGAACCTTCACCCTTACGGGCTTCCAATTCGGAATCTTTAAGCGGTTGACTTTCTAAGCGCTCTGCCACAAATTCAGTTAGTTTGCTAAGGTCTACTTCTAAACTAGACTCCCTTAACTCTCTTATCTCTTCTTGAATATCTGATATTGACTTAACAATGTTCTCTAATTCCTCTTTTCTCTCTTTACTAAAATTCCTTACCGTTACCAATGCTTCAGGATTGGAAGGAATCGTAACAAAGCTAAATTCTAATAGCTCCCACTTACGGATAATAGGCTCTTTACGTGGTTCACCATCTTCATTCTCAAATTCTATCTCTCTAGGAATAAAGCCCACGCTAGCAGCCCTCATTTTGCCACTCTTTACTTTATTGTAATAAGGTATAATGCGTTCATCTTCTAAATCCCACATATCGTCATCAATGTTAGCAACGATTTGATTGTTTTGAACCGTTATCTCAGCACCCGAACCCGCCAATAAGTCGTAGTCATGGTTAATTAGAAAGACAGGGTTTTGATTGTAGTTATCCAGAATAGCCCCATTAGGGTCAATGATAGTACCGTGCCTATCAACCCCATCTGTAGATATTACCACCGTCGTCCTTGTATCGTCACTACTTCTTCTCGTTACCTTTGGGAAAGCCCTCAGATAAAACACATCCTTTTCTACTTTTTCCACAATAAAATATTTAATTTGTTTTGGTTTAAGATAATATTTTTTTATCACATACTTTTTTCGTATCGTAATCTTTTAAAGAATGGATACCCACTTCTGATTTGATACCGTAAATACAAACGCCCCTTTGATTCATAGCGTACTCTTCATAATTCATGTTGTTTAGTTGTGTCATGGTATCGAAGTCTAATCCCATATTCCTTTCAGAGCTTACAAACTTATCCAACTTATCAACGCACTCCCAGTCTATCATTCTCCCCGCCCCTGCCACGCTTGCGACTTCTGTATAGTACATATTGCCACTATGTGAGAAATAGAAGTCTTTATAACCAAATACATAATACTCACTAAACAAGGGTTTATATTGTTCCCACATCCCAGCGGTTACAATGTCATCACTTCCCAAGTTCATTAAAAAGTCATAGCCTTTCATTTGTGCTACGGTATAATTCAGCTTTTCACTAACAGGGTAGTTATCAAACTCAAAACAGTAATCAGCATACTTACCTAGCTTCTTTAGATCACTGTAAAAAGGGTCTTCTTTTGAGATTGTATAGTAGATACTTAAATCTATCCACTTCGGCACGCTATCCCGTACGCTTTTCAAGCATTGTTCTGTAATTTCGGGACGTTGCCACGCCAAAAGAGGAATCCCAACTGTCATAGATCAAATATTGGAATTACCGTACATCGACATCCTATAACTTCGTCACTCGCTCCCATAGGGTCACCTGGATAGCGCAATATCGAACCACCTACACTAAAGGAATCATTTACCTTTATCTCTTGACCGTCGGCATTAATATGAGTATCTCTTACCCTCCCATCCCGTTGCGATAGCCAACGCTCCCTTGCTACGCCCTCTTCTTCCATTAATATTTGTTGTCCACTCTCAAAAGAGGTTGTCACTAATGTTTGCGCCGTTGTCTTTCCCCTTGCTTGAAACTCCTGTGGGTAGAATTCGCTTACAGCCTTTACAATGTCACTAAAGCTAGCCTTTTGCCCTACCAACTCAGTAATGACCTTAGAAAGCCTCTCATGGTTAGTATCGGCTATTTTAAAATGGTTGTTAAGCACTTGATCTACTGCTTGCCTAACTTTTGGGTTAGATTGAGAGTATAAAGTATCAGCACCTTTTATTTCACCTTTCATGTTCTCAAAGCCCTCACGTACAAGCTCTACAACTTCAGGCGCTAAGAACGATGATATAATTTCTATCATTTCAGCAACGGTAATGACTTCATCTGTCATCACAACAAACTCATCGTTTTTCTCTTGACGGGCTTTATTAAGATTGTTGATAGATGCAACTTTGAACTTATCGTATAATCTGCGAACTACGCCCAACTGTTCATCTTCGAGTTTTTGTTTCTTTTCGTCTACCTGTCTCCAATACTTACCAAGATCTTCATAGCCTCTAAACATTCTCGCAGGTTCAACCTGTTCGCCTACTTCAGGCTGTTGTAACGGTGCTAAATTACTAACAAAGAATTGATCTACTTCTTCAGCGTCATCATAGCCTTTTTGGATTCTTATCTCATTAGGCTTTATAATACCATGCTTAATGTATTCGGTCTCTTGTTTAAGCTTAAACTCTTCATCTAATGGTACTGCATCAGGAGCGCACACTTTAAGCATACCACGCTGAGCGCCAAACGTCCTAGTTAGTGCATTCGTTAACTGAGCGCAAAGATCGTTTAAATTAGGTTGAACTGTGTATTGTGCGAACACTCTCTCTGCTGTTTGTCCAGTAGCAGCGGTTGTGACACTCTCAAATAAACCCTTTGGCACGCCTGTAATCTGAAATATCTCTTCATGTGTTAGCTTACCCCCATCTACATATTCAAGCTCTTTAGAACTCAATCCGTAATTCTCAACTTTTAATCCCTTCCCTAATACAGCTATTTCATTCTTTCCCCTACGCCCCATCTTAGCTTTAAACTCTTGACCGTACTTCTGAACCTGTGTCGGGCTTAGATCTTGATCTGAAGATAGAACACTTGAAGTTATCCCACCTTCATTAACGCTATCCTGTCTATAAAGCTTCATGTATCTGTCTGTGTCAATCTCTATCAATCCCGCCTGAAGCAAGGATACAGACTCATACGGACTGAATGGAGACTGATGATGTAACCTAAATATAGACTCATAAGGATACGCTTGAATAGAGCCATCGTTCCTAATGTGCTTCCATCCCTTTATACCACCAAACCTATCAGGAATAGGATTTACTTCTCCAAAGTCTCTATAAATAGGATAGAATCCAATAGGGCTTACATTGTCATATTCGATATAAGAATGCGCTCCACTACCTAAATCTCTCGCTAAACTTACCCACTTCCAATAATTGTAGGTATCAATAATTTCAGAAGGCTCTCTGATTATTCTATTCCACGGGTGATCATCTTCAACAGGGACGTATTCACCATTTACAAACCTTTCGACAGTTACATTTTCCATATTTTGAGCTATTGCATTCGCTCTAATCTGAAGGCACCGAAAGAAAACCCCTCTATAAGATTGCCTTTGCTTACGCTCTGATAATTCATTTATGTCATCGTACCCAAAAGCCCCGTAAGAAGTAGAGTTGCCAAATAACGTTTCTTGAATTTCTCTTTGAGATAATGCAGGCGCTAACCAGTTTGCAATCTTTTCTTTTATTCCCATAGTAAAACTATTTTAAATTCGCTTAAATATACTAAATAAAGAAGAGTTGATTTTTACCGCTTACATTTGAATAAGCCATTATAAAAGCATCTGCAATATTAGGAGATTTAATACCACGCTTAAGCATCTTATCTTTAGACTCTACCTTAACCCTACCCTTACTATCATACTCAACTCTTGGACTGGATAGCTCTGTGAGTAATTGTTCTATATTATCACAATCTGAACTTATTGAAAGAAGATTATCTTTGTCATAGCTATTACCATTAACAGCATTATAGGTATTCCTCATTCTGTCAGATATAGCCCACCACATTTGAGCCTTTAGATTACAAAACATATCTTTGTTTTTTATACCCTCTTTGTAATCTGATTCAGGCTCTACTATTGCCCCACCTGCATTGAATGGAAAGTACTCTATCTCCTTGGGCATCTCTGATAGCTTAGAGCCAACGCCAGCCCCTACACCAATAGAATCATAAACTATATTGGCGTCCCTTTCAATAGCTTCATTATAAACCTTGCTTACAGAATGCATTAGCCGATGTTCCCCGCCCTTCCATTCTTTTATGTATTCGGTTACATATCCGTATTTGTAAACAATAGCGTTTTTATCAGCACCCGAATCAGCCACATCATAACCAATTACTTTAGAGCCTGAATTTTCAATACCTAGCTTCAAATGTGCATCTACACATGACTCAGCAAATGTACGCTTAATGATTGAATCTTCATCATTACTCTTGGGTACCCCTAAATAAACGTGTTCATAAGCTTCAGCATCTTCTCTCTTTGTTCTCTCTACTGTCTCTAAAAAGGTATCCGAACAGAATGGATTTTCATCATAGTTGATTTTTCTAACAATTGCATTATCAGGCGGATTAACCACAAACCTTTGATAAGCAAAATCAGTAGCTAATCTAGGATTAAATATTACCCATATCTCAGAACCCTCTTTTCGTATAGTAGGCTCTATATCCTTCCACATATCCTCTGTAAGGCTCTCAGCCTCTTCTAACCAAAGAACATCAACACCCTCTAAAGACTTAATCTCTGATAGGTTCCTAGCTATACCGTAAAAGATAAACTCACTACCAGTAGATTGATGATAGATTTTGTTATTTAGGACCCTGAACTGATTAGATAGATTGAAGCGCTCTATCTGTTTCTTGATTGTAGTGTAAACAGACTCTTCTATACGGTTCTGAAACATTCGAGTACATAGTACCCTTATCTTTGCTTTACTTGCGAGCCTTACTGAATGTGCTGCTGCGTCCCAACTTTTAGAAGAACCACGACCACCGTATAATACCTTAAACCTTGATTGCGTATTCCAAAAATCCCGTAATGCAGGATTCATTATTGGAGCTGTCATCTGTTTTCGTTATACCAGTCATCTAGTGTCTTAGGACTCATAGAACCGTCAGAGCTTGTTAGGTCTGTTTCTGTCTTATCTTTCCATCCCATGTTTTTTAGTGCAAAAATGGAACCCGTAGCATTGGATTCTCTTAAGGCTTTTTCATATCCATTCTCCACAATAAGTATAGCCCTTTTTATCGGGTACGAAAACTCAGGTCTATCCCTGTAATTATACAGAGTGTCTTTACTTGCAAAATCCAAAGCTAAGCACAATCCTGTTATAGTTGGTTTTTCTCCATCTTGAATAGATTGCTCCCATTCAGATAAAACACTTACCAACTCTTCAACCGTTTCATAATCTCTTGGGCGTGCCATAGCTACAATATAACTAAAATTTTAGTTTTTAAATTCCTTAACAATAAACATCACTATTGCTATTACTAGCACCCAAATTAAAGAGCCTAATGATAGAAACATAAATCCTGCTAAGTATTCCATTTAGTCCTCAAAATCGTTATAGGTTAAACCGTTCTCTTCTAGTATCTCGTTGATCTCATCTATCATTATATCCAGTATTGCAAAGGCTTGATATTCGTCTAGGTCTCCAATACTTTCTACCCTCTTTCGTAGGTTGTGCGTTATATCGAATAAGGCACCGTACATCTTAGGGGCTTTATGGTAGATATCACAGATAATTCTTTCTTCAGGTAAATCGAATTCAATCTTCAATTTCATCAATTATTCCTATGGTTAATTTACCTTCTAATACTTCCGCTGTATTGCAGGTAATAATTATTTGTGCATGTGGATGATAGTTTTCCCTTATAAATTTAATTAAGGGCATTGCTAGCTCTTTAAATTCTTCTTTCATTTTCCCGTAAATTTGCATCCCATAACTCTTTCCAATTCTTTTAAATCTTCAGAAGTTAGTAAGATAGCGTTTTTGTTTTTAGTTATTAAAATTGCTTTATCAGTGCATTCACCGTACAGCTTATTTGTTGTATTTTCATTAACACAGATTATTTCAGCTTTCATATCTCTTCTTTCCACCAGTCTAAATCAAAGAAGTATATTACCAATCCTATAAAGGCGAACGGAGCCATTAGCATGGATAAAATTATTCCTACCATAAATCCCCTTCTGGTAATACTACCACTATCCATAAAAAATATGAGTAAATAGCTTGTTGCGCCTATAAAAATCCATGCTATTATAAATTCATTCATGTCCTTGTACTATCTATCATTAAAAGCCCTAGCACCCCAAAGAGTACCACAATACATATTACTAGTATATCTTCCATTACTTAAACCAGTTTTTTATACATTCCCAGATTGACGTTTCTTTGCTTTCCAACTCTTTTATACGCTCTTTTAACTGCCAGTTTTTATTTTGTAATTCATCATTACTTTTAGCCAATAGCTTGTAATCTTCATTAGTTGTATAAAGTCTTACTAATACCCTACCATTAGCATCCCAACAAGTACCAACAGCTCCGTTTTCTTCGACAGCTATTTGGTAAGCCCTCATCTGCTCGTATGTGTCAATATCTAGTTTTACGTATTGATCTATCATGATACATTAGGGTTACGTTCGCAAGGGCAATACTTAGCGTAATCACGCACTAAGTCAGCTAAGACAGGTACGGGGTCAGCGTATTGCTCTATTATTTCTGTTATCATTTGGCTCAACTCTTTATCGGTCATCACGCTTATTATTTTGCACATTAATTGCCTGTCTATCTTTTGGTATTCAGAATCTGATTTAAGCCTATTTACTTGTATCTTATACCACTCATTCATAGATATCATTTAGGTAGTCATTGCCCCACGTCTCGTAAGCGTCTTTAGGCGGTGATTTTATTGTAATATCTTTCTTGGGCTTCCATTCAGGATGCACTTTTTTAAACTCGTTTATAGCATCTCTTACAGTGCTAGGTGCGTATGTCTGTCTACCATGTGCATAACGTATAGCCATCCAGTAGATATCATCAAAGCATTTAGTTAGTGTGTCTATCTTCTCTTTATCAGTCATGCCATAATACTTTAGATTTATCTTCTAAGCGCTCTCTATGCTTATAGCCATACTTGTACATGA